AACAATATGGTTGCCCAACAGTTCAGGGACACTACCATAGCTCTTATTCTATTCAATACTGGGGTAATCCCAACAGTCTAAACTGGGGTATGCAAGTTGGCTGTTTAATAGATGCCAAATCACTTGCTTTTGAATATTGCAAAACACAAAAGTCCAGACCAATTATAGGTTGTGGAATAATCATAGATGGATTGCCAAAATTACTACCTATGGTCTTGTCAAGAGGTGGAAGATGGAATAAAGTGTGTCCATGAAAACATTAGATAAACAAGTTAAAGGCGATCACTATAAAAAGTTTATTATACAGCCTGCTGAGTTTATCAATATTAACAACCTGCCTTATGCAGAGGGAAATGTTGTAAAGTATGTTTGTCGGCATAAAATGAAGGGCAAAAAGGAAGATATAGAAAAAGCTATACACTACTTAGAAATGATTATAGAAAGAGATTATGAATAACGTGGCACGAATGGAAGTACCAAATAGGATGCGATCCATCAATGTTCGTCTAGTGATAGACAATATGCCTATTGTTTCAACAATAGATTACATTATGAATAGTGAAGGTGTAATTCCTGTTGCGATATGGGTAAAGACAAAAAAATCTGAGTCCACATTAGATAGAGAATTACGCAGCTCTGGTAAAGCTGTATCATTACTTTTGCAATATGGATGCTCTTTAAAAGAAATATCTGAAACATTTACAAGAGATAGCATCATTGGCTCTGCCGTATGGTACATAAACAAGAATTTAGAAGATATTATTGCAGGTAATCAACCTGACAAATTACCAAATTTATCAACTCAGCCTACTGGCTACACAATAAAATGAACGAAGTTAAAGAAAGAATTAAAGCACATGAAGGTTATCGTTTAGAACCTTACCATTGTACTGAGGGTTTTCTCACTGGTGGATATGGACATAAGATACTGGATGGTGAAGAAGTGCCAACTACCCAGGAAGGTTGGGAAGATCTATTTAACAAAGATTTTGAAAAGGCTTTAAACGGGGCAAACAGCCTCATAGAAGAACATTTGGAGAACACTGAGTGGATAGACCTAGAAGATCATAAAAGAAACGTCATACAAGGCGTTTTGATCGAAATGTGCTTTCAACTAGGTCAAGCTGGTGTCGGTAAATTTAAGAAGATGTTTAAGGCATTGGCTGAATGTGACTTTGAAGAAGCATCTGCACAAATGAAAGACTCAAGATGGAGACAACAAACTCCAGCTAGGTGTTTAGAACTAAGCACCATTATACAAAACATTTAAGGACATACAATGAATCCATTATTATTGATTAAACCCCTTTTGGGGTTAGGGGGTAGTTTGCTTGGAAACCCCGTTGCAAAACTTATCACTGAAAAAACTGTCGGAGCTATTACTCACAAGCTAGAGAAGGATAAGATAATTAAAGCTAAAGAAATAGAAGCTGCAAGAGATGTAGATGTAGCTAAGATTGGAGTACAACTAGAACAAGTACGTCAAACACAAAACTCATGGAAAGACGAATGGCTCACTCTTACTTTTAGTGGTATATTTATTTGTCATTTTATTGGACCACTACAACCTTACATGAATAGAGGTTGGGAGATCCTAGCACAAGCTAATGATTATTACTGGGTTATCATACTGACAATAGTTGGTGGATCATTTGGAGTATCTACACTTAAAAAATTTAAGAAATGATTTGGGTATTAACAGTAATGATGTGGTACGAAAGTGAACAAACTAGAAATACTCATCTTCAAGATATAGAATTTATATCTAAAGATGCTTGTCAACAATATCTTTTTGATAATAAAGTAATGTTGGTAGATAGTTTATTAGAAAAATTTAGAAATATAGATGGTATGAATATGCAATCATTTGAATATTTTTGTGAAGGTAAATTTGTAGAATTGGATGAGGTATGAAAGTAAGTGAAAACACCTCTATCTCGATGCCAGCTCGTAATCTTATCAGTATTATTGGGGCTGTTGTTGTTGGTGCTTGGTTCGGGTTTGGAGTCATTGAGCGACTTAATATTATAGAAACAGAACTACAACTAATGCAAGCTGACTTACTAAAAGCTGCTGAACAAAAACCAATCGACCAAGAGCAGTATATGTTGTTAGAGTTTATCTCTAAAGAGCATGACAAACTTAAAACAGATGTTGAAGATAAGCTACCTATGATTGACAAAATAGATATGCACTCACAGTTTTTAGAAGAACGTGTTATTGATCTTGAAACATTAACAGATAAATTAAGGAATGGAAGTACACATGATTGAGGTAGTATTTGCTATGATGATGATACAGAACGGAGATAAAGTTCTGGAGTATGTTCCTACTGGTGGTATGGCAGATTGTTTACAACAAAAAAGAATTGTTACAAGACAGATTGGTGAAGATCAAGAAGGTATTACAGTTCAATGTAAACAAGTTAAAGCTGAGATGGAAAATGACATGGGGCGTTTACGAATTACTAAAATCATAGATTAGTATTTCATATATTGTTTTAACATAACAGTTGGATCAATGTTATCATCTTTAAGAACTCCCTGGTACACCTTATAAACGTATTGGTCATCAAGACCTGCTAACGAACAAACTAATTTATACTCATCTTGTTGTTGTTCAAACCATAATCGAGCAATCAGACAGTTATAAAATGCCCTTAGTCTCGTCTGAGATATAGCAAACCCATCTTGATCTAATACTCTAAATTTAGGTCCTTGTGTTTTGTTGGGTGCGTCTACAATAGTGACATCATCAAAATCAACACGAGCATCATGGATAGCAAAAACAATGACGGTAACCCATAGTAATGACTCTGGAGTTGTAGCTTCATTTCTAAATAAATGTTCTTGATTTGTTTCCACATATACAACATACCATATCTAGATGCTTTGTCTACGGTTGGCACTAATAGTCTGCCATAACTGGCAGATTAGCTTGTTGTGATCCATTTTATATTCAAATTTTAAATATTCTTCTTCTGCTTTACGAAGAGTATCTAAATGTTTTTTGTATTCTTCATTGGCTAGTGCTTCTGTTTCTCTTGCAGATACAGACATATTACCACTTAGTTTAGACATCAACTCAGCCTTTATGGTTTTGCTAAAACGATCAAGATCATGGTAAGCTGCCTTTGCAACAG